CGGCTTGCGGCGCACTTCATAGACGCCGATGTGCCGCGGCTTTATGCTCTTGTCGAACCAGTCTGTGAACTCTTGCATGTGAGGTCTCCTGGCTGACGCCGGCGCGGGCCGGCGACGCGGTTTAATGCGTGGTCAGAATGGGATGTCGTCCGGCATGGTGTCGAACCCGCCGAAGTTCTCGTCAGCAATGTGGCTGCCGTTGCTGGCTGCCGACGACTTCTTCAGTGGCCGATCCTTCAAGGCTGCGACGAGCTGCGGCAACTTGGTCGGCGTCGTCTTGCGGTCAAGGATTTCGGATGCCGTCAGTTCGGTTTCGGCCTGGAACACGGCATTCAGACGCGCGCTCCAGCCGGTACCACCGCCGTTGCGCTTTTCGTATTCCTCCATTGCGATCAGGATGCCGACGCGCTTGTTCAGCAGTTCCGGGAATTGGCTCAGCGTCTTGCTGACGTTGGCCGAAGCATCCTTGTCCCAGACCATCGATGCAACCTGCGCCGGCTTGATGTCTTTCACGCCGAGGCACGTCATCAGCGCCATCAGGGTTCCGAAGTCGCCAAGCTTTTCGCCATTCGACTTGATCGTGTAGATCGAGAAGTTCGCCTTCTGGCCGCCGTCACTCTCGAACGTGAAGGCGATGCCGCGCGTACCGCTCGCCGCGGTGATGTCCTCGGCCCGCGTGAATTTGCCGACGTACTTGCCTTTCTCGTCGATGAAGCTCGTCCGTTGCTCGGCCTTGCGTGCTGCTTGCGCGGACTCGTTGTTCAGTGCGTACATGGTGCGTTTTCCTGTGGTTGCTTGTTAGGCCGTAGCCGTGAGGGAGTAATACTCAGTGATAGCCGCGTCGACCTCCGCCAGGTCGTTCGGGATCGTGTCATCGTCGAACAGGCCCATTGGCGATTTGCAGGTGTTGCGGCCGTTGTTTTGCGTGATGAACCGGTAGTCACGATCCATCACATCGGTTTGCAGGACGATCGTCACCATGCCTTCAAGGCAAATCTTGTCGTCCAGCATTTTCCCGATGCTTTTCATCTTCGTGCTGCCGTCGTCGTTTTTCTCGGTGTGCGACAGGACGTAGACGCGCACATCGTCGGGCAGGGCTGTCGCCGCGTTCAGAATGTCCCATGCGTGCCGGCCGATTTCGGTGAACTTCTCGTAACCCTTCTCGTCACTGCGGCGCATGAATTCCGACGACATAACGTACTGAAAGTCGTCGAGCACGATCACCTTGCGCTGCGTGCGCGTCATGTACTTGATGATGCTGTCCGATTGATCGCAGACGATTACGTTGCCGCGCGGCGACTCTTTCGACAGATAGCCCCAACCGCTAGAACGGAAGGGCAGCGGCTTTTTCAGCGCCTGGATCAAAAGGGTCGACGAAGGATCGAGATTGCGCATTGACGTGCTCTTGCCAGTTCCCGATGCGCCGAGAATGAAGGTTACGATTGCCATTTGTTTCTCCTGTGCGTTCAGTTCGTTCGTTCAGTTCGATTTGCTGCTGTTCTTCAAGCTCGGCTTGCCACTGCCAGCCGTCATCGTCTGGCGCGTCCATCTAGGACACCTTGCAGCGTTGGTATTGGCGAGACACATTCGGCGGGACATACGCACCGCTGATCCGAACGCGGGGCTCAATGCCACGCCGCGTAAGGTCCTGCTTCGCCGCACGCTGGCGCTGTTCCGTGCGCGCTTGCAGTGCTGCAAATTCGGCGTCGAGAATCTCGGCTTGCGAGAGGCGCACATTCGTCTGGACGTGGCGCAGATCATTCAGTGACTTGGCGATCAGTTGCATACCGGGCTCCGGGAGAAAGTAAGTACGATCATCACGGCGAGAGCCATTGCGCACGCGCCAGCAGAGAAAGCGAGAAACAGGTCGTTGACCTTGCAAACGCTAGCTACGACGGTATCCGTTGCGTGCAAATTTTTTTCCGCGACGTCGGACTGACGCGGGCGGAAAATCGCTGCGGAGCACAATAATAACGCGGACTTCAATTGCGATGCAGTATTCATGATGATTTCGTTCCGTTCGTGGTTTTGGTTTGTGTTTTGTCCTGCTGAGACGAAGGATACTAAAACGGTATCCGTTGCGCAAGTGTTTTTTGCGAGAAAGATGTGCGCGCGCCTACAAGCGCATCCACGTCTGATAGTCGGCTTCGCTCAGTCGATCACCTGGCAGCGCTGGCTTGGCATCTGGCTTGTGCGCGTCGCAATACTCGCGGCCTTCGTGCTGCCAATGCGCCTTCACGCGCGGGCCTAACTTTCGACACACGCAGCAGTAGCGCCAGCCGCCGCGCTCGACCATCGCTTTCGTGATGCGATTCATGGCTGGCCTGCCTGTGAGCGAGCGAGCTGCCACAGCCGCGGATCGGCCTTGGTCATGGCGTCCAACAGAAGCCGCTTTTCTTCGAGATAGGTGACAGCGAACTTGGGATCGTGCTTGACGATGCTCGACGTGTTGCTGATCAGATCAGCGCACTTGATGGTCTGGATCCAAGCAGGCGCGGCGGCCAGTCTAACCCGCGATGCAGCCTTGCGCGCGGCGCGGTTCCCCGTTTCCATGTCAGACAGCAGAATGACGCCGGCCGTCACGATCTCGCCGAACTGCTCGCGCAAGGTTTCGGCAGACACGCCCTGATCTTCGATGCAATCGTGCAGCCACGCAACGGCTACCGCGTGATCGGTATCTAGCGCGACCGTCGCCACGATGCCCGCCACCTCGGCCAGATGGTCGACATATGGGTTTCCCGTGTACTTGCGCACCTGATCCTTGTGCGCTTCACGCGCAAACTTCATTGCTCTGTATGCGATGCTCATCAATGAACT